GGCGATGGAGCTGAAGAATCGGCTTCGTTGCTCGATGGTGGACAGCGCGTTTGCTCGTACGCAGCTTCTTTTCAGGCCCCTCAATCCGAACGCGCTGACGAAGACCAGCGTGGTTCAGCAAGGTCCGTATGCGATACTCCCTCCCGACTACGAGGTCATCCAGCAGAACATTGCTGGCGTTCTTGACGCTCCTATGGCGGTCAATGCGGACCTTGAGAATGTTCTTCAGGGCAATCTTTCTCAGTATCGCCAATCGCTCAACAAGCCGAGCGGCAACCCGAGGACTGCGACTGAAATCCAAGCGATTGTAGCGCAGCAGTCCGCTATCGGTAAGACTCAGCTCAGTCGGTATTACAACCAGCTTGATGCTTTCTTCGAGGAGCGTTACCGCCGTGCTTCCAATCCGAACCTGAATCCCATCACCAAGTCGGACAAGGACGCCATCGAGTTCCAGCGTCGATGCAAGGAGCGTGGTGTTCCGGTTCAGGCGATGCTGGACATCGACTTTGTGGAGGCGACTCGCACAGTTGGCCAAGGTTCTCAGTTCGCGAAGCAGCAGCTTCTTGGTTCGCTTCTTGGCCTGCTTGGTTCACTTCCTGAAGGCGGAAAGATCAACCTGTTGCAGGACTACATTGCCGCTCAGGTTGGCCAGCAGATGGTTGACCGTTATCTGCCGAGCCAGATCCAGTCTGCGAAGGCTCAGGATCAGGAGGCTCTTGCGGTGCTTGAGCATGGTTCGCTGCGTCAGGGCAACATGGTTGTTGTCACGGACACGCAGAACCATGTCATCCATATCAACGCGCATCTTGCTGCGGCGAACGAGGCGGCTGGATCGATCCAGCAGGGCGGCAATCCGCAGGAGATTACGCTCTTCCTTCAGGGCATTGGCCAGCATGTGCAGGATCATCTGCTTCGGCTCTCGACCGATCCTACTCGTCGCAACGAGGTGGAAGCCTACCGGCAACAGCTTCAGATCCTTTCGGACACGGTCCAGCAGCTCTCCGGTTTCATTGCCGAGCAGCAGCAGGCGCAGATGCAGATGCAGCAGGCGGCTGCGATTCAGCAGGGTGTTGATCCGAAGACGGCGGTGATGAATGCGGAGATTCAGGCAAAAATCGCTCGCCAGAACGCCGAGACTGCGGCAAACATCCAGCGTCAGAACACGAAGGCGATGGCCGATTTGGCCCGCCGGAATGCGAAGACAACCGCTGACATACAGCGGGCAAATGCAACGGCGGAAGCCCAACTACTGCGTCAATGACCCATCAAGAGAGCATCGAAAACTTCATCAAGGACAACTTTCCCAAAATGGCGGGCTGGTGTGACCCGCGTAAGGGCATTGAACTTGCCAACCTTGTCATCCGTGAACGCCCCCAGAAAATTGCAGAAGTCGGTGTTTTCGAGGGCAAGTCAACGCTCGCCATGGCGCATGCGTGTAGGCTGAACGGAAGCGGAACCGTTTACGCCATTGATTCGTGGAAGCGCGAGGACTGCATCGACGACGAATCGAACGCCAATCAGGAATGGTGGTCGAAGCTGGATCTTGACCAGCATTACGCGAATTTCGTGGCGCACACCGTCCGCGCTGATGTCGTGAAGCACATCCAGTTCTGCCGGATGTCGTCTTGGGATGCTTCCCGCCATTTGCCTGATGTTGACATGGTCCACATCGACGCGAACCACGCCGAATGGCCTTCCACAAGCGATGTCGTCAACTGGCTCCCGAAGCTGAAGATTGGGGGATACATCGTGATGGACGATGTAAATTGGGAATCGACGCAAACGGCCCTCAAGTTCGTGCTGAAGCGTTGCTCATTTGTCTCCCGGTTTGATTTGGCCGAGAGCGTTTTTGCCATCTATCGCAAGGAGAAGTAAACCGTGGAAACGGTTGTGCTTGCGATGCGCGGCAGCTCACGCATCCCTCGATTAAAGCGGAATCTTCATTCTGCCGGCATATCCGATTACCGTATTTTCTACGGGGTCAACGGTGAGAAGTCTGGACTGAAGGCAAGTATTCCTTACGAGTTTGACAACCCCGGTTCCGGTTACGTCATCGGCGCAAAGCATGTTGGATGTTCACTCTCCCATTGGGTTCTTTGGACTGCTCTGGATTTTGATCGGACGACTCCAGACATGGTGATGATTTTGGAGGACGACATCATGTTTCGACCGCATTGGAAGGAAACGGTTGAGCGCGCGCTGACGAAGCTGCCGGATGATTGGGACATCCTCTATCCCGGTTCATGCTGTACGCGACAGCGAATGGGGCGTGAGCTGGACTCAAATCTTTTCGAGGGAATGCCTCTTTGCACCCATTGCTACATCGTTCGAAAGAAGGCCCTGAAAACGCTGATTGAAACCAACGAGGAGGTTTACGCTCCGATTGATCTTCAGATGTACTTCAAGAGCCGTGAAATGCTGAAGTGCTTCACAATTTTTCCGCGCGTTGCGGATCAGGAAGGGTGCAATTTACCGGATTAAAATATGGGACAACCATTCAATGGGGACACGTTCATCGAGCAGGAGTTTCTTTATTTGAAGGAGCGTTTCGAGCTTACGACAGCGGTTGAAACCGGGACGTTTGAAGGCGACACGACCGTGTGGCTTGCAAAAAACTTCCTGAAAACCGTTTCTTGCGAGCTTGACCACAACCGTGTCGTTCACGCTCGCCAAAAGTTTGCTGACGCGAAGGTTCATGTGGAGATGTTCGAGGGCAGCAGTGATGCCTGCATGAACTGGTTCATTCCGCACAATGGGGTAGGCCACGACACCATCTTCTTTCTCGATGCTCATTGGAACGATTACTGTCCATTGCTTGAGGAGCTTGAGGCAATCAATCGATACGATCTTCATCCGGTCATTGCCATTCACGACTTCAAGGAGCCAACTGGCCGACTTGGATACGATTCGTACAACGGACACGATTTTTGTTTTGAGTACATCAAGCCAAAGCTGGATGCGATTTATCGCTCGAAGACTCTGACTCAAAAATACGGTTACAGCTATTATTACAATCATCCATCGAAAGCGACTGGAGCGATGCGCGGGATTATTTACATTTTACCAAACCGATGACTCTAAACATTGAATCAACCCCGGCATTCATGGTGTCGAAGCCGGGAAGCCACATGGAGCAAAGGGGTATCAAATACACCCGTTCATTCGGAATCAATGCTGTCCCAATCTATGGATTTCGGGCCAGCAACTGCGGAATCTCGACCGACTACTACAAGAGTCGAGACATGGAGAAGGCAAACACCAAAACGATTGTTGCAGGGCTAAGTCACTTCAACATTTGGGCGTCCATCAAGTGGATGGTTGAGTCGGCCATAACTCCGCATCGGGTGTTTCTTGTCGTAGAGGACGATGTCGAATTCACGCGCAACGATTGGAAGGAGGTTCTGTCCGAAAACTTGGCGGTTCTTCCTGACGATTGGCATGTCGTGTACATCGGAAGTTGTTGTACGGACGATGTCGCGCTGCACAAGCATATCGGATCAAATCTCTACAAGTTGACCCAAGGCATGTGTACCCACTGCTACCTCGTTAATTACGAAGGGGCCTGCAAGCTGTTGGAAACAAATCAAAAAGTCTGGGCACCCATCGATGTCCAGATGGTTTTAGACTCAATTCCGAGGATGAATTTTTATGGAATTCTTCCGAGGTTAGCCACGCAAGAGAACACATCGTTGCATCCATGAAAGACATCATCCGTGAATTATCACTCAAAGCTCTCAAGCGGTTTGCAAATGGCGGTGACGGTCATGCGGATCTGCTGATGCAAATCGAGGATCTTCGCAAGACCCTTGAGATTAGAACCAAAGAAAACGAGGAGCATCTGACTCAGGTCCGTGAGGAGCGTGACCATTGGCTTGCTCTGTACGATGAAACAAAATTCGCGACTGAATTCCTGATGAGCTACGCAAAGAATGATGTGCCGGTTCTGGCCGACCAAGTTGATTGGGAGGTTGGGAAGATTGTTCTGCCCGAGGAGGTAGGCACCTACTACTTCAATCCGGCCATCACGATGGAGCCGAGCGGTCAGATTCTTCTGTTTGCTCGACGCTGCCGCAACAAGCGAGAGAAGGACGAGGAGGTTTACCTTGAGAAGAACGACATCGTTTGCTTCGAGCTGACAAAGGATCTTCGGGCAACCAAGAAGGCGTTGCTTACGCTGACCTCTCAATACGCCAACGAGCAGTTTGAAGATCCTCGCGTTGTCCGCTTTGGCGACAAGTTTGGTCTAAGCTGCTGCACCTTCATCCCGTTCAAGAGCTACGCTCATCAGGCTATGTTCCTGTTGGACAAGCAGTTCTTCAACGTTGCGCGGTTCGATCCTGTTTACGGGAACAATTACGCGCAGGCCATGACGAACGAGGGCCATGAAAAGAACTGGCTCTATTTCGTCCACGACAATGCGCCACACATGGTGTACTCGGCCAATCCGCATGTCGTTGTGCGTCTCAATGGGCGTCTTGAGAAGGAGCAGGAATACGTCACCGAGGAGTTCAATCCTCTCTGGAAGTTTGGAGAGGTGCGCGGCGGCTCAAACCCGATCATGGCCGACGGCCTGTATTGGACCTTCTTCCACAGCTCTTTGCCGTGGATCAACGGGAAGCGTCGATACTACATGGGGGCGTACGCCTTCGAGATGAAGGCTCCGTTCCGCATCGTCCGCATGACGACGCTACCTATCTTGACCGGCACCAATCAGCAGGACTGGTGGCCGGGGCTTCCTGCGGTCGTGTTCCCGTGCGGAGCATTCTTCGATTCCAACAAGAACCAGTTTGTCGTCTCGTACGGCATCAACGATGTGGACTGCGGCTACATCAAGATTCCGCTCTCCGACATGCTGGACATCACGAAGGTCGTGCGCCAAAGCCGCGATGTCGTGAAGAAGAGTGTTCCTGACCGTGTCATCGAGGTTCTGGACCCGATTCCAAAATTCCACAAACAGAAGAAACTAAAGAAGAACAAACAAAATGAACTGGCTAAGAGGCTTGAGCAAAACCCCGAAGAACGACTTGATGAACCTGCCGGAGGTGAATCTGGCGGCATGGATGACGAGCGGTGAGAGTGCCGAGTTGGCCACGATCCTTCGCAATCCGATCCTGAGAATGGCCCTGCGAATTGTTGCCGAATCGATGCCTGTTCCGATGCCATCTCATGGCAGTAATGAAACGGACATCGTTTTTGCCGCAGGTGTAACCGCTGGATACGCCCACTGTCTTGAGAACCTTCGAAAATTGTCCGTGACTGAAACCGTCAGAGAACCTGAAGCTACATTCGAAAAACAATACTAAGCAATTATGGATGAACCCTTGAACTCTCCTCTTGTGAATCCCGGCTCGCAGCCGGAGTTCTCAAACTCAATTCTGGACGCATTCAATCGGATGGGAGCCGAGCCTGAAGAGGGCGTTGCCGCCCCCGTTTCCGAAGAGCCTAAGAAAGCTGCCGAGCAGCCTGCCAAGAAGCAGGAATCAGGATCAAAGAAGCCTGAGCAGGCGTCCAACATCAGCAAAGCCGAGAAGGACATCGAGCGGATGTTCTCGTCCAAGAAGTCTGCTCCTGTTGCCGAGAAGTCTTCGGATGCCGACGCTGACATCCCCGAAACCATCAAGTCCACAAAGGCCGCTGATGCGTTCCGCAAGATCAAGGAAGAGAAGGCGCAGCTTGCGAAGCAGCTTGATGAGCTGAAGGCTGGCAAGGCTTCCAATCCTGATTACGACGCGCAGCTCAAGGCATTGCAGGAGGAGCGTGATGCTCTTTCCGAGCGTGTCCGGCTTCTGGATGTTGAGCGGCACCCGGAGTTCATCAAGAAGTACGAGGGTCGAATCAACGGAGTCTTCGAGTCTGTGAAGACTCTTGTTGGAACCGATGGCGAGAGGCTCGTTGGCCTACTCAAATCGCCTGAGAGCGACTACCGGAACTCACAGATCGACGACATTGTTGAAGGTCTTTCTCCCGCCAAGAAGGCCAAGCTCGGCGCACTCATCGTTCGATACGATGAAATCAATTCCGAGAAGGCGGCTGAAATCTCCGAAGCAAAGTCTGATTACGATGCCATCATCTCCAAGTATCAACAGGACAACGAGGAGGGAACCAAGGCGGCATTGGAGCAGGCTAGCAAGACTTGGCAGAAGGTGAGCGAGAATGCGCGCGCGCTTGAGATTTTCGAGCCGCGAGAGAACGACGAGGAATGGAACAGCGAGCTGAACCAGCGTCTGAGTCTGGCCCAGCAAATCTTCAATGGTGAGAACAGCGAGGAAGACCTCGCGAAGGCCGCTCTCTGGGCCGCTGCCGCACCGAAATACCGTGAGCTTCTCTATGCTCAGGTCGAGGTGAACAAGCGGCTTCAGGCTGAGTTGGCCAAGTATCGTGGCAGCGAGCCGGGGGTTAGCTCGAAAGCTGTCAGCGGCGGCTCTCGACCTGCGAATACGAATTCGGCAAAGAGCGAGGACTTCGTTGCCAGCGTGATGAAGTCGTTAGGACGCTAAAACAATTAGCCCCCGATGGTTTCGATTACCACCGGGGGCTTTTTGCTTTGAATCATTTACGGTAAGGACCGCTTCCGCTTGGAACAGGCCCCGGCTTTGGCTTCACCGGGGGTTTCGGTGGCGGAGACTGCTTGTAAGGTCCGCTTCCGCTAGGCCGGGAGACGGGAGGAGTACCCTTGTATGGTGCGTTGTAGCTCATTGTTTTTCCTTCTTCTTCCGCATTCTATGCTGGTATCCGATCTTCTGGAAGCTGGTTTTCTCGCGTTTGAACCGAGCTTTCTCCGCGCTGCTCATCTCGCCAAGAGTCTTCGGAGTCTTCCCGCTGATGCGTTTGGTTGGCCTACAGGCCGGGTAACCGGCGCGTTCTTCGCCTTCCTGACGACCGCATGGCTTGCCGGTTTTGATGTCCACCCATTTCTCGGCGAACCATCGGCCAAGTCCTCCTCTGACTTTATTATCTGACATCGACAACCTTGTATTTGCCGCCGCGACGCTTGTACTCGCGAACGAGCCAACCGTTGGCGTATGCACTTGGGTAAACGTCGAACTTAGCTTTCGCAGCCGCCTTCATCTTGCTGTAGAGCGACTTGTTGGTTGGAACGTTCTTTTTCATTCCTTTGGCAGTACATACCAACCCTCGCTGATTGTCACGCGGTTTCGGCTTCTGACGACCTTGCCTTCGGCGTCTTTGGCCCAGACATGGGCTTTGACGTTCTCAGCCAGTCTTACTGGCTGGCCCGGTGGGACCATCACCACTCTTGTTGGGCTGCAACCCGGCAGCATCAATGCGAGCAAGGAGGCGAGCAGTGAGGGTTTTATCGGTTTGTCCGTCTTCAAGAGTTTGATCTTTCTGCTCAAGGATCTTGTCGAGGGTGGCCTTCATCATTCCTTGGCTGATGCTTAGGAGTGGGTCCATGGATGAGTTTGGTGTGGAAGTAGACTGCCCATGAGAAGATGCCAGCGAGTCCGCAGTTGAGGATGATTTCCGATAGTGGAGGTGTTGATGCGGTCAGGCAGTTGAATAGTGCGCCTGCGGCTGTTGCCGTGAGTGATGCGCGGAGCAGGAGGCTTCCTGTCAGTGGCCAGCGTCTGACGACTCCATCGGAGCGGTAGAGGAGGACCATGAAAGCAGAAACGCCAGCGGTGAGGATTCCGCTGGCGATGATGTTCACCACTGTGAGTGGGTTCATGGTTTTGGGCCGAATCTGTTTAGGATGTATTCGACTCCGTGTAGGCCAAGGAAGCCCATGATGAACGCTGCGGCGTACTGAGTGTTGCTGTTGCCGATGTTCACCAGATCGACGACTACGGGTGTGAGGTAGTTAGCCGAGAGGGTTCCTGCGAGGAGCGAGGTGATGGTGGTGAACCAGTCTTTATGACCGTCCTTCTTCATCATCACCAAGCTCCCTGCGAAGCCCGCTACGAGTAGGCCAATGTTGATGCCCAAGTCTCGTAGCGTGTCCTTCACTTCTTGTCCTCCGATGGAGCGTCCTGAGCCTTCAGCGCGGCGAACATCGCGCCGGTTCCGCCGACGGCGGCTGCGATGGCATTGGCGATGTCACCGGCGATGGCCTGCTTGATGGCAACGCTGAGGGCAGCGAGCAGGACGGCGACGCCGCCGGCTGTGGTCTTCCAGTTTTTCATTCGGGTTTCGGGGTCTGAGCGGCTGCGATGATAATTTCGACGAGCGGCAGTCCGACCTTAGCGTTCTGGATGCCGCCCGCCTTCACGGCGATGTCGATGAGCTGGAGCAGTTGGTTGGCCTGCTCCTGAGTCAGTTTGATTTCAATCATGCGGCGGGAGCATCGGCAACAACGACAGGATCAGCAACCACAACCGGCGGAGATGAAGGCTCCGCCGCCCACGGCAGCGGCAGAACGACAACCGGAGGGTTGATCTGGTTCTGGATCTGGAGCGTGACGTTGCTTTCGATGGCGGTCTTATCGACTCCGTTGGCGTAGCACCATCCGAGAACCTGATCCTGCGTGAGGTCAGGATACGGAGTGAACGCATCGGTCGGTGGCGCGAACGAACACGAGCCGTAACAGGTGCCGCTGTAGGTCTGCTCGGTGTCGCCGGTGCCGGTGGTTTCGGTGCCGTTGCACCTCCAGTCGGCGGTGATGACGACATCGGTGAGCGAGCCTTCAACCGGCTTGGTCAGAAGGCGTTCGATGATCCAAGAGATAGTCATGGGATTAGGCGAGGGTGATGTTTGCCGTGCGGGTGGTGCCGTCCGTTCCGCGAACCGAGATGCGGAGGTTGGTGTTGCTGGTCAGGTTGAAAACCATCTGGCTGTTGGTTGCCAGCGTAGGAGCGGTGCCGGTGACGTTGGAGATGACGTTCATGCTGTCATCAACGCCCCAAGGAGTCGTGCTACCTGTAACGTCATGCAGCGAAAACCATCTGTTGTTTGATCCAGCAAGACCACCAATAAGCTCCCAAATTCGGCCACCTCCGCCTGTATTTTCGAATCGAAGCCGGACGTTTGTTTGATCGTTTCCAAGCAATCGAGCGGTGGTATTCAATACACCTCCAGTTGAAACATCCAGCTTGTAACTCGGACTCGTCCCCACCCCCAATCCGGTGCTGTTGAGGGTCATTCGGGTGCCGCCTGCGCCGTCGCCGAAGGTGAAAACGCCAAGCTGCTGGATGTTTATCAGATCGGAAGCTCCAGCGTTTGTGATTCTGAAGTTTCCGTTGTCGGTTCCAAGATAATTGGTATTCGCAGAGTCTTGGAATCGAGCGAAAGCTCCAGTCGCAGTCGTTTTTGCAACGTGAAGAGTCTCGGTCGGGCTTGAAGTTCCGATACCAACCTTCGCGCCCGTGACTTTTAATGTCAAAACCCCAACAGTTGTGACATCAAGGTCTCCAGTTAAATTTGATGTTCCAACAACATCAAGTGTAACAGTCGGACTCGCCGTACCAATACCCACCCGATTGTTCGCGCTGTCCACCTTCAGCGTCGAGGTGTCCACCGTCAGGTTGCCGGTGATGGTGGCGTTACCCGGTACGACGATGTTATTGCCGCTCGGCCCAACAGCCGTGTACAGCTCGGTGAAGTTGCTGTTCGTGTACTGAAACGCCGTACGCAGCGGCGTCCCAGTCCCGTCATTAGGTGCCGCACCAACATTGATCGTTTGCTGTGCCATAATCTGTGTAAGGGTTTAGGTCAGAAAAATTCCGTCATGTCCGCCGTGATAATCGTCGTATCCGCGCTTATCACCGTATTGTCCGCCGTGATGTCCGCACTCCCGCCAAGCGTCGCCGCCTCCCAGAGTAGGCCAATCTCCAGCAGATTCTTCTCGCGGTTGCTCTTGCACGAAGCCCCGTAAGCCTCCGCAATCAACGCCGCCGCCTGTTCGCAGGAGATGTTAGCCATATCGCATCAATGGTCGGCCAAGATGAACCAAGCAACTCCGTTGGACATGATCGTCACGCTATTCCACTGCGGAGTCAGCGTATGCGTCGCCGCGCCGTCAATCGTCTCAGCCGCATAACCATCAACAATCACGGCATTCGCTCCGCTATTGATACGCTTGAAGACATAGATCCGCCCCGGAACCAGCGCAGCCGGAGGCAACGTCATCGTAATCGCGCCAGCCGTCGCATCGGCAATAATCAGATAATCACCGCTCTGAACATTGCCGCTCGTTGTCACCGTCCGATACGCGCCCCGCGTCGCCCCGCCACCCTGAAGATACGTCGCAATCCGATTCTCCAGCGCGAGCTTCGCCAGCTCAACCTCCCACGGCGAACGACATCCCAATGAAGCCGCCTCATTGATAAGCGTCTCCGCCTCGTCGCATGTGATTATCGCCATGTTGATTTCCTCCTGATCGGATTATCAGCCGCGCATTGGACCGGCCCCACGCCTCATCACCTCAGCAATGAATCCGGGCGGGCCGGAAACCTCTGCCTCATTCTCCGATTCCATCTCACCGCCGCCATCCTCCTCGCCACCGGCCATCTTCTTGCCCTTCGACTGCTTCTCGTAGCCCGGAATGGCAACACCATCAATCTCGATGACCTCAGCCTTGCCACCCTTTCCAAGAACAATCGTGGCCATCGTCTGGAAAGCCTCGCCTTCCTTCAGATTCTCAGGGATTTCAACACCTTCGGGGAGAGTAAACCTCGGCATGACGGAAGCATTCGATAGAAGACAAAAGAGTCAATGAAAATCCCCCGCCAGCCTTTCGGGCCAACGGGGGACGCCGCAGTTGTTGCGACTTGATCCAAACAGCTTTTGCACCCAGCAAGATGCAACCCGCAGCGAGACTGAACTTACGGGGATACTTGGGCAACCGGAATTTTAGAACCTTTTGAAATGTTTTCGAATGCAGTCAAAGGCTGAAGATTTGTCCATCGGCACAGCCTCTTCACATCCTCAACGGTTCTTGCGGAAGCCAATGGAACGATATGATCGATATGCCAATGCTTACCGTAGTTATCCCAAGTCATGCCTTCCGCAAACTTTGACTGAAGATATTCCCGAAGATGATCCTTCGAGCATCCGATGATTTCAAAGCTGCTCATCTCTCCTTTCTGTCCGGCGTCAAGATACCTGCGAATTGAACGCCGCATTGAGTTGGCCATGCGAGCAATCGGATTGTTGGCGCGACGTTCAGCCAACGCTTTTGAAATCTTCTCTCTGTTGTTCGCCGCATAAGTCTGCTTGGAGGCCTTGATTTTGGCTGCATTTTGACTCCGATAACGACGCCTTCTTTCTCGGATTACATCGGCGTTTTTGATCCGGTATTCTCGCTGAATTTTGGAATACTCTTCTTTTCTGGATGCGTATCTGGCTCTCAGCCTATCTTTGCTTTTGCTTAGATTTTTATCAAAAACATCTCGCGTTACCCAGTATTGGAATGGAGTTCCGTCTGGGTTCTTTCCGCAAAAACCCCAGAAAACCATCCCGTCTTCGCGCGTAATTCCTCTTTTTATGTGCATAAAAAATCCCGCCACAGCATAAGCCATGACGGGATTTGCGTCAATCACCTAATCTCGAATTACGAGCAGATGATGGTCGTCAGCGCGCCAGTGCAACGACGGAAGATGATCGTCATGCCCTGATTGGTGAAGATCGGCTCCACGGCATGCACGAACTCAGCGTAGTGCTGGCCCTTCTTCTCCAGCGGATCAGCGCAATCCACATCGAGCTTGTAGGCACCAGTCACCCACTGCCACTCGCCCATGTAGTTGGTCGGAGTCCAGCTCAAGTCACCAACACGGTTCACAGGGCGAACAATGTGGCTCTTGATGACATACGGAGTCGGAACAAACGCCGCCTCGTACTGCGCGCTAACCCAGCTCGGGTTCACGCTGAACACAGTACCCTTCGTACCAGAGCTGCTGGTGAACGGCTGAACCAGCGTGTACTTGCCACCAGCATAGGTGAAGCGCGGCGGGAACAGGTTCGGGATATGGCGGAAGTTCTTGATGACCCGATTCGCGCCAATCCGCTTGAGCAGCTCGGCACCCGGACCGGAACCCATGTCCGCGAAACGCAGATCCTCACGCAGCGCAGCATTGTTCTGGGCAATCCGCTGGCTCGCCTCCAGACCAATGTACAGCGGGAACACAGGACCATCGCTCGAAAAGCTGATGAACCCAGAACTATCAGGATTCGTCGCGCCATTGCGAATCAACGTCGCCGCAGCCACATCAAGCATCTCCTGCGTCAGCTCGCTCGTCGCCTGATTCAACGCCTGACCAACAGAACCAGTCTGAATCCAAGGCAACTCATTGATGCCAGAAGGAATCGTCTCCACCTGAGTGAAGGACGAGTCGGCCACCGCCTTGATGGCGTACTTGGCAAACATGTTCTGGTAACGAGTCTCCCAGCTCCGCTGCGCGCGAATCGAGAGCTTCTCCAGATACACCCGCAGGAACGCCTCAACACGATGATCGAAAGTCAGGTCATCCTTACAGAGAAGCGGACCCTTCAGGGCAAACCGCTCCGGCCCCCACGTCACAGCGTTGTACCCAACAGGCACATCGTTGTACGTCACATCGCAAGCACCACCATTGTCGCCGGGATTACCACTGGCCAACGTAATGGCCGACCACTCCTCAGCCGCAGTCGGCTCAATCGAGGTCGTCGTAAACGAGGTCTGCGTCAAACCAGTACCCTGCGGATACTCACCACGCTCAATCAAGTTGAGCCACATCGAGCGGTACGAAGCCCGCTTGTAAACGTCCTGCGCCAGCGACTCCGTCGCCACCGCAAACGCATTGAACACATTAGGACAAGCCATAAGATGAAATATGCTAAACCAACATTATCTGCGTTATGGTAGGCCATCTCCTCCATCACACGACGGATAATTAGCCCACCCACCCCATTCGCGGTCGTCACCTCCGCTTAGACGGCTTTGCTCTAGCTGACCAAACTATCGCATCGTTTAAGGTCGATGGATCGGAGGGCGGGGAGGGCGGCGGCGGTCCTGTGGGTTTCATCGCTGAGGTGATGAGGCGCGGGGCCGGTCCGATGCGCGGCTGATAATCATCCGGCGAAAGGTTAATTCACATGGCGATAATCACATGCGACGAGGCGGAGACGCTCATCAATGAGGCGGCTTCATTGGGGTGTCGTTCGCCGTGGGAGGTTGAGCTTGCGAAGCTCGCGCTGGAGAATCGGATTGCGACGTATCTGGCTGGCGGCGGCGCGACGCGCGGTGCGTATCGCACGGTGACGACGAGCGGCAATGTGCAGAGCGGTGATTATCTGATTATTGCCGATGCGACGGGTGGAGCGATTACGATGACGTTGCCACCGGCTGCGTTGGTTCCGGGTCGGATCTATGTTTTCAAGCGAATCAACAGCGGTGCGAATGCTGTGATTGTTGATGGCTATGCGGCTGAGACGATTGATGGTGCGGCGACGCATACGCTGACTCCGCAGTGGAATAGTGTGACGATCATGTCCAACGGAGTTGCTTGGTTCATCTTGGCCGACCATTGATGCGATATGGCTAATATCTCCTGCGAACAGGCGGCGGCGTTGATAGCGGAGGCTTACGGGGCTTCGTGCAAGAGCAACCGCGAGAAGAATCTGCTGGAGATTGGCCTACTCTGGGAGGCGTCCACGCTTGGCGGGAGTGCTGACATTACGGCGGACAATACCGTGATAAGCGCGGATACGACGATCATCACGGCGGACATGACGGAATTTTTCTGACCTAAACCCTTACACAGATTATGGCACAGCAAACGATCAATGTTGGTGCGGCTCCGAATGACGGGACTGGAACGCCGTTGCGTACGGCTTTTCAGTACACGAACAGCAACTTCACCGAGCTGTACACGGCTTTGGGAGGTGGCAGTGGATTGCCGGGGGCTTCGACTCAGGTCATCTTCAATGATGGCGGAACAAATCTGGCTGGTAGTGCTGGTCTTGTTTTCAATAAAACCACCAGCGTTCTTGGGGTTGGAACTGTTAACGCTGGTGCCGCCATCGTGTCTGGTGATTTGACGGTGGATACGAACACCCTGAAGGTGGACAGCGCGAACAATCGGGTGGGTTTTGGTACCGCGAGTCCTGCCGCTGGAGCTACCACTAGCACTGTTGGAACTACCAGTGTAAGCGCGAGCGATTACACGGGTTCGTCAACTTGGGCTGCTCGGTTTCAAGCTGCTGCCAATAATCAGCCGTCTGGCGTTTTCCTTTCAGGTCTTACTTCTGGCGGAAATGTTGTACCCGGCAGTCTGCACGTTGAGCCGGTTGCGGCTTCCAGTCGTTCCGCGCTGATTGCAACGTATGCTGCTGATTCTTCTGTTGGTTATTTTGCCATCAACAGATTTAGCCCTTCTGCTGGAACGACGACGCAGCATTTCAAGATTGCTGATGATGGAGTAGCCACTTGGTCGAACGTCGGCGGAGTCGCTGGCACCGCCATGACCCTGAACTCCACGGGGCTGGGCGTGGGGGTTGTGCCTTCCGCTGGTAAGTTTGAGGTTCAGGAATCTGGAACTGGTTCAGGTATTGGCGGCATTTTCGCATCGACTGCTTCAGGTGGCGGAAACCCCGGTGTCGTTTTCCGTACTGCTAGCACCAATCGCTGGTCGTTGTCTCTTACTGGCTCCGCTGGTGCTGAATCAATTCGTTTCTACGATGTCAACAATTCGGCAACACGTTTGCTAATCGACTCCTCCGGCAACGTCGGCATCGGGGTTACGCCGAGTGCGAACAGGTTTCAAGTCTCTGGAAACATTGGTCTTCCGAATAGCTGCACCGCTTCCGGTGAAACGTCCGGTGTGTTCTCAATCGACGTTGCGAACTTGCTTGCTTTGACTGGATCGAACTGGAGGCAAGCCTCCATTCTGATTGTCTACAGCGGAATCGACGGAGGAGCAACCAATCCGACTGTTCTTCAAACTGTAGTCACTCTGACTGGTCTTTCGACTTGGGACACGATTGCCAAGAACGACATCGTTGGAACTGCTTCTGTGGCTGTCTCTTCCTCAACCGCTACTGGCGCAACAATCACCTTTACTGTTCCCACGGGAAACTCTGGAAGCGTCTATGCCATGCTGCTCGGAGGCGCTGGTTCAACCACTCGTCCGTCAATGACCATTAACGCCTAATCCATACCACCATGAACATCTCTTGGATCATCGAACGCCTGTTGGTCAAGCCGACCGAAGGCAGTCTCACCGATGTCGTCATCACCGCCGACTGGAGGTGCAACGGCACCGAAACCACCGGCACCGGCGACGACGAGAAGACCTACAGCGGCACCTGCTACGGCTCGTCCTCGTTCGCTCCGCCGACCGAAAACTTCACGCCCTACGACCACCTCCCCTAGCAGCAGGTTCCCGAACAGTGCC